ACATAGTCAAGGACGGCATCTTTACTTAAAAAAAAAGCCCCATATTGCTACAGGGCTTTTCTAGTATGAGCAAGGATTTCTCCTTAGTTGTTAAAACTACTCAATTGTTGAGTCGAATGATCCTCTGATACCTGCACCATCGTATAACTCACCAGTGGCGTAGATCGCTGAACCAACGATGTCAAAACCTCTTAAAGTCGCTTCTCTCTGAGATTCGATTTTAATGTCTTGCATAGTTGCCAGAGCAATTGCATCCCGGTGGAAAATTCCACAGCCATAGTCACCAGCGGTTGAACCATCTGCTAGGTTCACTAGAGATGATTGGTATACTGGAACTCCACCTAATGTTCCCATTAGGCCATTTGCTAACGCACTGTTACCAACTTGTCCAGCCGGAGCCGCGAAAGTTGAAGTAAGAGTTGACGCAACGTCAAACGCGATGTTCGGATGTAGCACGATCGCACAATCGTTTGATGTGTCGTATCCGTTCGATCTTAGTTTTGCTATTGCTTCAAAAAGTTTAGCCGCAGTAGCAGTTCCTGATAGACCTTCGCCAACGCCGCCAACAACACCTGAGAAAGTGTTGAAAGATGCCATCATGTCAGTGTCCATTTTTCTCGCAATCGCTTCACCGAATAATTTTCCGATGTCAGCAACAACATTAGATGCTGATGCCATGATTGAAAGATCTGAAACAGTTGCTCTTAAACCAACTTCTGATACCGTTAAGGTAACGCCGTCAGTTGAGATTGCTGTTGCAGTTGGAGCCGTAGCTTCTGTCATAGCCGCCGCTGTTTGGTTAGGGTAGATTGGAACAGTGATTGTTTTACCTTGTCCCGCAGGTATTGTGTAGTTCTTTACTAGACCTTTCATTAAAGATTTTTCAGACGCTACGAATAATGCCTCAGCCGTTATAGCCGGTAAAAGGTCATTAAGTGTTGTAGTGTTAGTTAGAGCCATTGTATGGTTCTCCTAGTTGTTGTGTTAATATTAGACTAGGCCGGACTTCTTACGATAGTCAGCATAGACTTTCCTATGTTCTGGATTGTTCATGTCCAGTTTAGTGATATCAACTTTCCCGTCTAGGTCAGCACTCTTGGTGTTTGATGTAGATCCAGCCCCTGGCATTCCTGGTTGCTGGAAGTGTGGATTTGATTTTAGAAATTCTGAAACTAATCCATCAACCGACAAAGGTTCACCCGTGTCACTGTATCTAGTCTGTCCAGTCTTTGAATCAATGATCTCGACCTGCCCTGCCTCGTCCATCTTTATCTGCTCTCTCACAAGTCTAACGACTTGGTCGGGATTAATGGCTTTCAATGTTGACGCCGCATTTAACAATGCCCCATCTACCTTGATCTTGGTCAGTTCACTTGTCAAACCTTGAATCTTATCTGCCGCTTTCGCCTGCTGATCTTTAAGAATCTGTTCAAACTCACCTTTCTTCTTCTGGATTTCTATTTTAGATTGCTCTTCTTTTTCAGCCAGTGTCCGATAGTGCTCAACATCTACACCTTCAAACTTCCTAGAGACCCTTGCTTCTTCCTTCTTACGAATTTGAGCCGCAATAGCATCAAGTTGTTCTTGGGTATATGTCTTAGGTGTTGATACCTCTTCCTGAGATGGATTATTTTTAGTGACTTCTGTTGGAGCCTCAGTAGCTTCAACTTTAGTGTCATTCAATGATTGTTCTTGACTCATCGTGTCTTACTCCTTTTTTTGTTCGCTCAAGGGTTGGATTACCCCCGTATGAATATATTTACCTGTCGTCCTGCCGTCTTTGTAGATAAAAGGATTTACGATGTCCTTGCCCTCATTCTGTGATGGTGCATACAGTGACAGCAGTTCAAGTCCCCTCTCGTGTGCCACCCTCTTCAACAGCACCAGTGCCTTCCTGGCCCGGATGGCGTGTCGCATGGATGGGTTGGCCATCAGCTTGTCGTAGTGGGTGAAATAGTCCAGACACAGCTTCTTGAATTGATCGTGCTTGGCACTCTCAACTGGCTGTCTGTATAATCTCCTCTTGACCATTCTATTTGTAGATGAATGGATCTCTCTTCTTTAGATCCTCTAACCTCTTCTTGTATGCTTTCTTGTCCTTGGGACAATTACAGTGTTCACATCTACAGCTGTCGCATTTGTCCTTGCAGTGTGATGTGTGTCCGCAACTGCAATTACCTTTGTTGGCTCCAAACACCCAGTCTGTGAATCTGTCAATGGTGCCAAAGAAGTTTGATAAAAAATTATCCATTATTCGTATAAGACCTCGTCCTTCCAACCTAGGTTGTATTGCTTGTTGTCCCAATGGTTGAGCTCTTGATCAGCCAGTGTCTTGAATCCGTGTTCCCTGTCTAGGTATTTGTAGTCCAACTTCTCGATGTCAAACTGTGCCAACCACATGAACACGTCCTTGATCTTGAAATTCTTGCAACTGTAGACATCCAACTGTATCAGATTCAATTCAGTCCATGAATGGAAAGTTATTGAACTGGTTGTTATGATTGCCGTTGAACTCCATCCAATGTTGCCCGGTTCCACGCAGTATGCCGAGTGCGGTCCTGACATGATCTCCATGTCTATGTGTTTGACGAGGTTGCTGATCTCTGCGTTCAACCTGTCGCTTGAATAACTGTAAAGCGGAGGTGAGTTGACCTCAGCCCTTACCAATAAGTGTTTGTGGACTAATTTTGGATTCATTTTTTTTATTTCCTTTCCTTGCTTTATTTAATGTCTCGAGATCTTGCTGTATCAAAATAGGTGCCGGTGCTGAATGACCCTTGTATTGTGGATGTGAATACAACCACTCCTCGTTTGGTCTGTCCTCATTCAATCCGTAGTGTATCTTGCACAACACCCTACCACTTGCGTTTGGATGTAGCCACATCCTGGCCACGTAATCACCCAGTGGTGTGATCTTGCTTGGACCACGCCATCTTTGGATGTCTATCTTCTGTTTGGCCCAGTATGCCTTGCTCCAAGGACACACTCCTGTGATTGAAGCAAAGTATTCTGTCCAATTAACCTCTTCTTCCATAGATGTTCTTAGGTTTGAAGGTCTTGTTCTTGTTCTTCTTGCTCATCCGACTTTTGCTCGGACTTGCTTTCTTACCGCCTCTTTTTCCTGGCATAACTGTCTCCTTTATAGTTGCCCACCATCCGCCCAAGCCCTTAAAAAGGGCCTTCGCCTTACACGCACAACTTCTTTTCATCCGTCGTGACATCGTATCAAGCATTCGCTCAATATTGTAAATCTTAACTTTAAGACTTCTATAATTCTTGTGGTGGTGTTTGTGTTTGATCATTGCTAAAAAATTGTTCCATCTCTGGATGTAGTTGTTTAATCTGTTCATCCGTGTAACCTTCTTCTACCATTGATCTCATGTGCTTGACTAGGTCTTCCACACCAATGATTGGTGGGTGTTGCATGTCGGTGTTCAGAGGTTCTGGTGTCTGCATCTCTATCAGCTCGTCTTCGTCTTTAGCAATTACTTCTTTGATCTTGTTTTTTACTATCTTCTGTGTCTCTGGATCAGTGTCCGTCATGTTCTTGACTGTCTCTGAAACTTTCTTCAATATGTCCATGTCCATGTTCTTGTCCCTTACATTGAAACTCACGGGATACTTGATGGATCCTGTCCATACCTGTCCTTGCCATTTCGCAAAGTTCCTCCAGATTGATTCTTCAGCAACCTCTAGGTTCTTGGCTTTCTCTGACAGCCTAGCATCCAATGTCGTGTATTCCGTCTGCATCGCTATGCCACTCATCTGTCTAGTCTCTATGGCCCTGATGCTTCCAAGCATCGCCATTCTGTCTATGGACTTCACTGTCTCCCTCATGGTGCTCAGGATGGCCTCTAGGTTCTGTCCTGATGGTTGCAACATATAAGGTTTTAAATTTGGATCAAGTTCGTTTGGCATGGTGATTATGGCACCCGCACCCGCACTTGCTTCTGTCTCTGGAGTCTTGACCAATGTTGGGTGATTGGTAAGTCTTATCAACTGTTCAACTTCAGCACTCATGTTGAATAATGAAAGTTGTTGTTCCGCTATGGATTCAATGTCTCCTGAACCTATGCCCCTGATTGGTGTCCTGTGTGAATAAACCCAAGTGGCTGGGATGATGCCCAACGGATTTGGTTTCACTGATACCGTCTCCCTCGTGCCATCGATGGAACCTTCTATTGTGTCCAGTGTGATCGTGTCGTTGGTCCAAGTCCTGACGTAATATTTGGTTGAGTTCGCAACTGTTCTCTCTTCCTGTTCAAGGAACCTAACAAATTGCAATCTGTAATGTCCAGACTCAAGTCTCTCCCATTCCCAATCCAAAACGTTCTCTGGTGTGTAGATTGTTGCGTATGGTCTGATGTCTTGGTCAAGCTCTTCTGCCCTCGTGCCTGCCACGCTCTCCGGTCTGTCCATCAATACCACACAGTGTCCATATATCGAACTCTGTATGTTGACGTCTCTCATAAAACTCTCCCAAGTCCTACCTTCCATGTCTGCGTCTTCTAAGAAATTTTCAACTTCCTGTGTTCCTTCCAAAGAACCAAACTGTCTCTTGGGTTCATTTCTAAATAGGAAAGAATTATATATGTGTATGATTGATTTGCAATGATTGTCCACTGCCGTGTGATTTAATCTGTTCAGGTATTCCGAATCTGATTCGAAAACATAACGGGTAAGGTATTTGCCCATCTTGAACTGAGAACCACCCAGGTAGCTCCTCTGCAAGAACTTCCATCTTCCAACGTGATTTGTGTATTCCGGGTGAAGTGGTAGATTGCTGATTGGGTTGCCGTCGCCAGCCATTTGTCCGTCTATGTTGTATTGAACCATTATTTCATTGCTCCTGTTCTAACTGTGAATCTCTGTGGCTTGCTCCTTGCAATATCTCTTGTAAGTGGGTATAAAAAAGAAACCAAATAACCGAGTGCATCCATGTTGTGATCAAATCCTTGTGTTTTGTCAGGCAATGAAGTTCCCTCCTTGTAGACCTGTTTAGTAATACTATTTAATAGATTTCGACACTTGGAGTGGATGATTACGCCTCTGAAGCCGGATGCCGAACACAGCTTGGAGTTGACCGAGTTCACCCTGTCCCTTACTGCCATGTGTCTGTTAGGCACCTTGCAGACAAACCCTGCGTTCTGCAGTATGCTTAGATCCGTCTTGCCACCCGCCGATGTCTTCCTCTGTCTCGATGCTGGGTCTGGATATGCTATCAGTTTCTTGTTCTTGTATCTGCTGTGTATCTCCTGCACCAGTTCGTCGGTGTTTGAACTCCATATCTGTATCTCATCAAAGATATACAGCTTGTCGTCCTTGAGGTATGACACCACTGCACTCATTGGATCCAAGTTGAAGTCCATGCCAATGTGGAACATGGTCTGTTCATCCGGCACTTCGAAATTCTTGACGTTGTGTTCCATGTTGAATCCGTAGTATATCACACCTGAATAGGTCTCCCATGTTGCCTCGTATTCCTGTCTGTATGTCTTGAGGTCAAGGTCCTTCTTGGCTTGGTCTATCTCTTCCTGATCAACCCATCCACCTTCTACTGTTGTGTATTGGTGACTGCCCCATTCCTGTTCTTCTGGATTCTGTCCCCGTTGATACAGATCATAGAACCAATTCATTCCCTTGGGTGTTCCTATGAACATCGCCCTGCCCTTTGTGTCTGACAGTGTTGGTCTCAACACAGTGGTCCATGCTGATTCTTCAATGTCGGCACACTCATCCATCACCAGGAAGTCTATACCAACCCCACGCAGTGAGTCTGGGTTGTCCGCACCCCTTAGACATATCCTTGATCCGTTCTTGAGTGTTATGGTTAGTTCTGCTTCGTTGATCTTCTTGACCCAACGCAGGTCCTGTAAGATCTGTTTCAATTTTATCCATGATATCTGTTTGGCCTGTCTGTATGATGGACAAACTATCCAGCAGACCCTACCCGGTGTTCTTGCCACATAACACACTTCCCTGATTGCTAATGTTGTCTTTCCAAAACGCCTGCCGGTCACTAACACACGGAATCGTCTTTCGTCCTGTGATACTATTGTCTGTGGTTCGGATAATTTCATTGGTTTGCCATGTTGTTTAATATATTTACTATCAAACAGTTATGGTGCTACTAAAACAGTGTGTGGAATTATTTGTCTGTTTCCCAAGGTAGAGGTGCTGTGTTCTCTTCGTCTGTGGGTGTGTCTTTCTGATCCAGGTATTGTTTGCCCATCCAGATAAGCATTCGGACATCGCCCTGTAGTGCTTTCTCCATCTGTGCTCTCCTCAAAGATCTCTTGCCTTCTGAACGACCCTTGTCGATTATACCTGAATATCTTTTCTCAAGTGTTGTCACACTCGTGCCCGCCACGTCTGCTATCTCTTTGTATGTGCAGTGTAGGGTGGCTAGTTTGAATATTAGATCCCTGTCTAGTTTGTAATGCTTTGGTGCGTCAGCCATTATGCTTGTTTGTCCTCTACCACTATCCTGAAGTGTCTCGCATCTGTGTTGCCTTCTGCAGTGACTACCTTGGCCCTGATGTTGTAGATGTTGCCGTCAGTGCCTGCGTTTAATCTTATGTTGGTTATAGCACCTGTTATTGACACGTCAGTGCCTGCGTTTGTTGGCAGTGCAAGTGGTGCCGCGTCATCCGTGATTGTTTCGATTGTGACCGTGCATGAACTCAGACTGTCACCTGCTGGCAACCAGTCTGACCAATCAAGTCCATATTGCACATTGGCTTGTGGATCTTTGGTGATGAATAATCCCTTGTTGTCTGATTTGAATCCTGTTAGGTTTGCCATCTATGTTTCGCTCCTCACTCTTGGTGTTGAAAATCTATTTGTAATTGACGGTATCTTAAGTTTGTGTGTCCTTGTTTCTTGCATAATTCCTACCAGTCTGTTTTCGTTGCTGATAGTATTTAAACGATTTTCTGCCATTATCGCCGTTATTCTATTTTCACTTGGTATCACTATCGTTCTTGTTTCTGCATCTACCGTTATTGTGTGGAACGGATCTGCCTGGATTAACAGTCTACCTACATTTAAAGTGGTTGCAAGTGCATTTAAAGTGAATCCAACCTCAGGTCCATACTTGACTTGACCAACGAAGTTGGTTGTGAATGCACTCGGTGCCGTGTCTTCGATGTCATACTTGACGAACACGGTTGAAAGGCCAAACGTGAATGCACTTGATATCGCGACTGGCTGATTGAACAACAGTGTGTCTGTGACAGCAAGTGTGAAAGCGGAACTTAAAGTAAGTGGCAGTATGTTGTCCAGGAAGTCAACGTCACTGACAGCAAGTGTGAATGCTGATGACATTGCCTGTGTGATATCAATGGTTCCTGTTGCTGTGGCCGATACGGTGAATGCACTTGACATGGCGCTGGCACCAAGTAGCTGGAAGGCCGCACCGTCGTCTATCGTGAATGCTGATGATAGTGCCGCGGCACCAAATAATTTTTTAAGTGGGACGACGCTGTGTGTGAATTCACTCGCGAAGTTGAGTCCGATGGCCCATGTGCTGAATTTCCAGGTGTCCCAACTGCCCTCATCTCCTGCCCATGTTCCAAACGTCCAAGTGTCCCAGTCACCCAGTGTAGCGTCATCCCATTCGTATTCGTCCTCGAGTGTGTATCCTGCAACCGCGTAGTCGCTCAACACATATCTGTCTAGTGCTGTGTCTCGCAATAGGTCACTCCAACGGTAGTCCCCGGATATGTCAAATATTGCTTTGGCGGTGGCTGACACGGTGGAGGCCGATGCCTGTGTGATTGTGTTGGTCCCCAATACTCCAACTTTGAGTGTTGGTGTGGTTGCAACAGTGAAAGCACTTGCCATGGTCAATGCGTCCATTGGCACGAAGTTGAAAGTTGTGGCCTGTAGTGTGAAAGCGGAAGACAATGCAACCACTGGTTTGTAAATTACTTTTGGTGTCACTGCCAATGTTGAAGCAGTTGTGACTGATGCCGTTGCGAATGCGAAACACTCGGATGCCTCAGACACGGTGAACGCACTTGACAATGTCAGTGCTTCTATGCCAATAATTTTAGTTCCTGCACCTGCGAAAGTGAATGCTGATGCGAAAGGTGGCAGTGTGTGACTGCTGTCAGAGGCATTGATTACAATGTCATCTCCCTCCCACGTCTTCTCGATTGTTGCAGTAAGTGTTGGCAGATGGTTCTGCATACTGAACGTAGCTTGGTGCAGGCCATTGCTGTTGTTGTTGCTGGTGTTCAATTGGAACTTGGCGACCATGTCTTGCAAGTCATTCCTGCCAGTGCCAACACCAAGCACGGATGCATCTGAACCTGTTATGAAATGATCATTCAGACCCTGTGTCTGTGCTGTCCCAGCCTGGTTGTTCTGAGTCTGTGTGGTGCCGCCGCCTATGGCACTGGTGAAGGAGAACACCGGCATAGTCACCGACATTCCAACACCACCACTGATCGTTTGTGCGTTTTGTGTCAGTCTGAAAGACTTGAATCTTAAGGAGTTCCTGGTCGCAGGATATATTCCGTTGGCCGCCAACCCTGTTTGGTCTGCGAATGTGCTTGATAGTATCTCAGATTTTGGAGCAGTGTTTGAAAGTGTGAGTGCCCTATTACTATCAAAATCTACACCCTCGCCCGATGTCTGTGAGAATGAACTCGAGGAGATGTTGAGACCGGTTGCTACGGTCTGGCTAATTCTGATTGCTCGTGTAGTTGCCACAAGGATTACCTCCCTATGCTAATGATACTGTAAGGTTCCCTGAGCTTACTGTAAATTGGTCTCCAGACGATACAGTTTTTGAAGTTGTAAGTTGTCCAAAGAACAAAACATTTCCACTTGAAGACGCATCAACGACTGCTATGCAGGTCACTGTTGCTCCTGATGTGGCCGCGTTGTTGTAGTTGGCCGTCGCCACTGGGAAAGTCACAGTAGAGTTGGAAGCCGCTGATCCACCTGATGCCGTCGCGAAGTTGACTGCCTGTCTGGCGTAGTCCCCTGCGTTGACTTCGTAGTGGCCCCAGTTGCCTGAGCCTGAAGTTGAGTTTGTTCCTGATTCCAATGCAGTCAACACAGTAGAGGCAGTTCCTGCGAACAGTGCCACGTGTAGTGCTGATGTAGGTGTGTAGTTTCTAGCTGTCTCACCCAATACATGGTCAAGGATTTCTAATTCTAAATAGTTCGATGCCGCTGACATAGTTGTTTCTCCTTAATTGTTTGTTATAACACTTTTATTTATTGCTTATGCTGTTAATAATCTTATCTTATCGTCGTCGTAGAACAACACTGCCCTGTCGTTGCCCCATCTAGATATTCTTGTCTGTTCAATGTTCCAAGCACTGCCTTTTGCTATCCTGAACACCTCTGACAGTGTGTTTGTTGAATAGATGTATTTCATGACTATAAGTGAGATTGTTTATGATATTCTAAACACGATTGTTCCACTAACTCCTACCGTGCCACTTGCCGCTTGTAATGTTCTTATTATACCTTTTGGGTGTGTGGCACTTGTCCAACTAACTGAACCAATTGTATATGGAAATGTTATGTGATTAAAATTATATGAGCCACTGTCGCTTTGTGCTGTAATAGAACTTTGATTAGTAAAACTGGATATCCCAAGACCTACTTTCCAAACGCCCATTCCACCCACTAATGTGAATGCGGCACTCCCACTAAAATTACAAGATTGAATTACTAAATCCCCTGATCCACTACCAGAGAGTTGAGCATAAGATCCATTTGCATCTGAATAGATAGATCCCATACCAGGTGATCCATTTTGCTCAATGGTATATGTTCCCATACTTCGTTGTGATGTGGTTGCAGAGAAACCAGTTACTGAAACTTCTGAACCTTCAAAAGGTTCTCCTCCGCCTGTTAAAATTGATTTTGCAAAACCTATTGGCATTTAATCTCCTATGCGAATGCTAGTGCCACGTTGCCGAGATGA